AATGTAACTGGCGATGTTACAGGTAATCTTACTGGCGACGTAACTGGAGATGTTACAGGTGACCTTACTGGTAACGTGACTGGTAATGCTGATTCAGCGACTACGCTAACAGGTTTAACAAGCACCATAACAGAGTTAAACTACAGCGATGGCGTCACTAGCAATATTCAAACACAACTAGATGGAAAATTAAGCACATCTGGTGGTACAATTAGTAGTAACCTTACAGTCAGTGGAAACTTGACAGTAAGTGGTACTACAACAACAGTTAATAGCACAGTAGTTGATATCGCAGACCCTATTATAACACTGGGTAGCAGTGCTAGTGATGATAACAAAGACAGAGGTATTGCTTTCAAATGGAATACTGGAGGTAATACTAAAGTAGGTTTCTTTGGCTTTGACGACAGTGATGGTAAGTTTACATTTATCACAGATGGAGCAGTAACAAACGAAGTCAGTAGTGGTACATTAGGTACAATCAAAGTTGGCGGCATTGATATAGGTGGAACAGCAGTCACAGCGACAGCCGCTGAACTGAACTATGTTGATGGCGTTACAAGTGCTATCCAAACACAACTAGACACAAAAATTACAGCAACTTCAACAGATACATTAGAAAATAAAACATTAAGAGCTCCAACATTTGAAGATGGTAGCAACAGTCCTAAATTTATTGAACAACGTTTTGTAAATGCCAATACTATGCGAACAGCACAAAAGTTTAATGGTGGCGGCGCTGGCAGTAATAGTTATCTAGTAAATGGAGAATTTCAACCAGTAGTAACAATTATTCCGAGTGGTAGCAGTCAAAACTATCAAGTTATTGGTCGTGTAACAGTGCAGTCTGGATCAGCAATTCAAGTTTTATATGTTAACATGGGTTTCAGAAGTAATACACTACCAGATTTAAGTTGGAGTGCGACATACAGTGAAGAACTTACTGGTACAAGTACTAGAATGGTAACACCTTATTTGTGGACAAAAGAAACAACAACTGCTGGTTTTATTTTTGCTCTAGGTATAAACGCTACCATTTATGGAACTATAACCTGTGACATTGACATTATTCCCAGAGATTCATCACAACAAAGCAATGTTACAGTAAGTTCAAATAGTAGCGAGGTAACAGCAGTTACTTCAGGTTATACTTCAAATGATTTTACAAGATTATACACAATAGACCAATACGGTGTTATTGAGTACGGTTCGTCAAGTATAAGATTTGAAGGATCAACTGACGATGCATTTGAAACAATTTTAACAGCAACAGATCCAACTGCGGATAGAACTATTACTTTACCAGATCAAAGTGGAACCATTGCTCTAACAAGTGACGTACAAGCAAATTTAACACGCAACGAAAATAGTAGTCCTTATGTAGTAACAGCAAGTGATGTCACAAATAATACAGGTAGTACTCTAGCAATTTCAGCGGCTACGCTGGGTTTTGATTTAAGCGATGCTGTTAATTACAACATATTCATTAACAGATTACACATGAGATCAAGTGAAGTAAGTGTTAATACCAGTAACGGTACAATTACAGTAAGTGCTGACATTTTAGAAGCATCAGATGAAATAGATGCGGTGTGGATTACATAAATACATGAAACAAAGGGGAAAGTGCCGTGGCATTTAAAGTAATAAATCAAACAGTCATAGATGTAGACAGTTCAGGAGCAACTCAATTACAGAGTGCGTCTGGACAAGATATTGCTTTATATCCAGATCAAAATGTATGGATAAAGCAAGGAACAAAAGTCATATTTGAAGGCACAACCCCTGATGACTATGAAGCAAAATTACAAGCAACAACAGTAACAGCAGACAGAGATTTAATTTTACCAGACGAAAGTGGCACACTTGCTACACAAAGTTATGTTACAAGTGCAATTTCAGGCGGTTCCTTGGCAGATACAGATGCCCTTGCTGAAGGATCAAGTAATCTTTACTATACAGATGGCAGAGTAGATTTGCGTATTGCTAGTGCTAATCTAAGTGATCTAGCAGATATAGACGATAGTGCTAGAGCAGACACTTATGTATTAACCTGGGAAAATGCCACAAGCACATGGATTGCAGCACCAACAGCGAGTACATATGGCACAAGTGATTTTAACACAGATCTTGCCACTGCATTAGGTGGCAATGTTACTATTGGTGGTAACTTAACAGTTAGTGGCACAACAACCACTGTAAATTCAAATACAGTGAACATTGGCGATGCTATTATTACACTAAACGCTGACGAAACTGGAACACCAAGTCAAAATGCTGGTATTGAAGTAGAACGTGGCACTGAAGCCAATGTGTTTATTAGATATAATGAAAGCACCAATGTTTGGGAATTTACAAACGATGGCTCAGCATATACAGCATTTGGTAGTTCATCAACATTTACTGGTAACACTGACGGTATTTCAGAAGGTTCTGCTAACTTATATTATACAGATGCTAGAGCGAGAGCTGCTATAAGTGCTACAGGTAGTATTAGTTATAATAACACAACAGGTGTTATTAGTTATACACAGCCAACAAATGTAAGCACATTTACAAACGACAGTGGTTACATTACAGGTTATACAGTAACAAGCGGAGATGTAACAGGTGCGTTGGGATATACGCCGTATAATGCTACTAATCCAAATGGTTACATTACAGCAAGTTCTACAGATACACTAACTAACAAAACACTTGGCGCAACTACTGTAGCCGGGCATATTATTCCAGACACAGATGTTAGTTATGATTTAGGTAGTACTACATTTAAATTTAGAGATTTGTATTTGAGCGGTACTACAATTAGCCTTGGTGGTGCAACACTTAGCGCAGACGGATCAAATTTAAGTCTAGGATCAGGTGCGTTTGATTTAGCCCAAAATACCACAGCAGATTTAGCAGAACATACAACTGCACAATATTATACTGATACAAAAGTTAGAACACACATTGAGGGTGCTGATTTAAATTTAGGCACAAATAAAATAACATATTCAAATGTATATGCTACTACTGGCGATTTACCATCTGCTTCAAGTTATCACGGTATGTTTGCTCATGTACATGCTGAAGGTAAAGGTTATTTTGCTCACTCAGGTGCCTGGAAAGAATTAGTAGATACGAGTAGTAGTAGCGGTATTAATATTCAGTTTAATAGTATAGGCGCCGGAACAGCGGCAAGCGGTACTGCTGGAGATATTCGTGCTACAGCAGACGTTACAGCGTATTACAGTTCTGACGAAAAATTAAAAGAAAACGTAGTTGAAATTGATAATGCGATAAATAAAGTTAAGCAGATTCGTGGTGTTGAATTTGACTGGACGCAAGATTACCTAGAAGCAAAAGGTGGCGAAGACAATTATTTTATTCGTAAACATGATGTAGGTGTGATTGCTCAGGAGATCGAAACTGTACTTCCCGAAGTAGTAGGTACAAGAGAAGATGGTATAAAAGCAGTTAAATATGATCGTATAGTGGCACTACTAATTCAAGCAGTAAAAGAACAACAATCAGAGATTGATGATCTAAAAAGTCAAATTCAAAATATCCAAAGAGGAGAATAATAATGGCACTACCAGCAACCGGCTCTACCATTAGTATCGGAAGTATCAGAACATACTTTGGTTTGTCAGGTACTCAAAGTTTGTATAGTTTAGGAACATATATTTCACCTAACGTTACAACAAACATTAGACTATCAGCCACATTTGGCGGATGGCAGAATCCTAATCCGACAGGCGCTAGTTAATTTATAAAGTCAACTGATTCAGTTGACTTTTTAATACTTTACAGTATAATAAAGAAACTCTATAATAAATTCACAGGAGAAAAATCTATGAGTATTCGTACACGTTTCGAAATCGAAACATTTGTGTTGGGATCGCACCCAACTGCCGCAAGAAAAGCACAGGCACTTACTGTGGAATTAGAAGCGGCAAAAGCGGCAAATCATCCTGATCTTCCAGTACTACAGGCAGTTTATGATGACTTTGCGGCTAACAACAATGTAGAAGAATTGTTAGCAAATATTGAAGCAGAAGAAGAGCAGTATTGGATTGAGCGTCTAGCAAAACTAGCCGCTATTGATATCCTTACCATTGGTAAGGTACAACCAGAAACAATGCATCATATGGCCGCTCTTAGTGATGATGCCTTTGCCGCCAGTGTAAAGAGTGCTACTATGCTTGCTAAAACATTGAACGAAAACGTTCGTCAAATTGAAGCGGAACTTGCCACTGATCTTGTTCAGGACTAATGGTAAGCATACCCAAATTTCATTATAAAACGAACACTGATGCTAGGGTTGCTATTTGCGTTCCTGTGCGTGACTTTGTAACCGTTATGTTTACAAACAGCCTGTCCAATCTTACATACAAGTGTGGGCAAGCCAATCAACATGTTACGGTAAACATGGTTATGGGTAGCGAAGTTACAATGCAGAGACAAGAATTAGTAGAACAGGCATTAGACACAGATTGTACACATTTGTTATGGATTGATAGTGATATATCTTTCCCTACATACACCTTAAACGCCCTGCTATCGCATGATAAAGATATTATAGCATGTAACTATAGCACAAGGGTTCCGCCACACAGGCCTGTTGCTTTTAGAAGTGAACACGACTTAGATAGCAGAGTATATGATGGAACAGGAATACAAAAGATTTGGGCAGTTGGTATGGGGTGTATGTTAGTAAAACGAGAAGTTTACGAAAACATACCAGCACCACATTTTAGAATCTCTTGGGACGAAGTTAATGATAGTCTCATGGGAGAAGATATATACTTTTGTACAAAAGCAAAAGAAGCAGGATACGATGTCTGGCTAGAAAATGATTTGAGTAAAAACATTGCTCACATCGGTACAAAATCATATACTATAAAAGGCGATTGTAATGATTAATTTTAAAGATTTGAAATCAGAATTATTTGAGTTTAAAGAACAGAATGTAATTACTCCATGGGATAGATTGAAAAAGCATATATTCCAGAGTTATCCAGTACATGAAATAGATCAAGCATTACCTTTATTTGACGACTATTTAGACGTCGCTAGACAATATAACACTCAATCAGATATGGTTTGGGTACTGGAAAAGGGCAATGTTGTTAGAGAAGATTTTCCCTGGCATTATAAACCAAGTGCTGAAGGACGTAGTTTTGTACATGAGTTTCCACGTATTGGTAAAAGAAGCAGACGTAGTGTGCGTTGGGGAGATTTGAGACTTGTACCCACAGGCGGATTTGCTCATGGTAGTTTAAAAAATAGTATCCATGCTACTTACCACGATGCTGATTTTGAAATCTTTATGATTAGTTTCCATGAAGCAGAAGCAGATAGAAACTTTACTAGCCTAAAAGAACGTTTTCCTGATGCCAAACATGTAAAAAATATTGAAGGTATTGGCAATGCTCATAGGGAAGTTGGTAAAAGAGCAACTACTGAAATGGTTTATATAGTTGATGCTGATGCTCAAATTATGGAAAGATTTAACTTTGATTTTATCCCGCCATTATCAAGTAGACATAACACGACTTATGTGTGGACTGCCAGAAACCCAATCAATGGATTGGAATACGGTTATGGTGCTGTAAAACTATTCCCTAAAAAACAACTAGAAGAAATGGGACATGAACTTCCTGACTTTAGTACTGGTAGTTCGTTCTATCAACCAGTTAGTGACGTAAGTAACATTACCAACTTTAACAAAGATCCATACAGAACATGGAGAGCAGCATTCCGTGAATGTGTTAAACTAGCAAGTCAGATTAATCCAAATGCTCCTGTGAAAGAGACTGCTGAACGATTAGAAGCCTGGTGTACTGTAGATAATGGTGCTCGCTTTGGACGCTACTGTATCAAAGGCGCACTAGAAGGTAGAGAATACGGTGAAGCAAACAAAGATGACGTTGAAGCATTAAACAAGATCAATGATTTTGAATGGTTGCGTGAACAGTTTGTTGCTAGTATGAAGAAGCGTATTACTGCTGGTTAAGATTACTATAGATTGTACGAATTTTTTTAATAATTTGTCTGTTGAATAACTGAGCCTTTGCTCCGTTATGTAATGGACGCGGCCAATTACCTATCTTAACCCAGCAAAATCCATCACTTTCATTGTTTAGTTGCGGTATAAATTCTTGTACTACTTCTACAACAAACGTATTATATACAAATTGTTTATCAGGGCTGGTAAATTTGTTTAGCGGATATACTTTTTGTATATCAGGCACCATTCCAATTTCTTCTTCTAATTCTCTTAATAGAGTATCAATAGGGCGTTCCTTACCCTCACTCTTACCACCAAAAAATCCCCAGGTGCGAGGATGACTGGTATCTCCACTTCGTTGTTGTAGCATAACTCTACCAGTATCACTACTTAAAAATAAACAACCACTTGCTTCAATCATCTGTAAAATCCCAACTGTTAATTTCGTTTTTGACAGTTTCAATTATTTGTGGATACTCTTTTAGATTCTTACTGATGCGATCATGGTATTCCTCGACTGTAAAGTTAGGATTATACTTTTTTAGTACCTGATAAAATCTATGATAGATATTTGGCTCATGTTCGTTGTACTCAAAGTATAGTGGCATATTGTTGTTAATAGGCCAAAATAAGTTAGCAATATGATCATAAGCCGCCCGCCAAGTGTCTCTTGTCATAGTTTTGGCTTCCATTATGTTTGATAAATTAACAAATTGTGTTTTTATAGGATGATCTAAATTTTCTTTCCACTCATTAAAACTTAGTATACCACTATTTAATCCGTAGTTTGGATCCAGATATTCTTTGGGAGTACGGTATAGTAATGCGTATTTGATATTTGGATAATCAGCATACAATTCGTCAAGCAGTCCATTTTTAACTACTTCTAAATTCATAAAAGTAATTTCTACACACACGCTATCAGTATGCTTTAATCTAGCACGGAGTACTCTAATAGTATCTAGTGCGCTGTCAGATTTATTGTTAAGCAGTTCATGAATACAATCATGACCGTCTACCTTAATCATTGATAATCCTTACATGTAAAGGCGCCAGAATGCTGGCTTGTATATACCTTCGTGACTGTTTGTCCATTCAGTGCCGTCCCAGGTAAGTTGATCACTGCTGGCAATATTTTGTATATAATGTCTAGCACTAGTATTTTTGCTATCAAAACTAACAACCCAGGCACTGCCGTTATATTCAATAATATCATTTTCGTTTGCTATTAGTCCACCATAGTTTGCTAATGGTAAGTCTTGTGTTAACAAGTAACGATGTCCGATTACAGGAGCAGGAACAATACCATCACCTGGATAGTTTGCTTGTGGATTAAGAATAGCGTCAACAGCGTTTAGTGTATTGTTTGGTAATGTACTGTTATCAATAGTAACAATTAATGCATTACTATTACTTGGGTCTGTTTCAAGTTTACCAATAACATCGTTAGATGGATCTCCAGGATTATCTCCTTTTCGTAGTCTTATTTGACTGATGCCATCTCTAAGTTCACCAAACGGACGTAGATCATCTTCCCAGGTTAGTGTAGCGCCAGACGCATCTGTTGGCTGGCCGTTTTTATTAAGCAAGTATGCTTTGCCGTTTTCAAATCTAACTTGCCTGTCTTCAAAAGTTACAACTGTATACTTCAAAGAGGTAGTGTCAAAACTTTCATTGTTACGGAAGTTATCTAAATCTTCGCCGTCTAAACTGTATAGTTCACTGATTAAATTATAGATAAGTTTTTGTTGTTTAATTTTTGCTGGTGGATTAATAAGCACTGGTAGTTCAAATGTAAGTGTACTAACATCAATAATGTCATCTATAGTGCTACCCACTGTTCTGCTACTCCAGTTCATTGTAGTCATTTCCACATAACTTAGTGCACTCCAATCAAAAGGATTATCACTTGTTCTGATGTTAAGTGTTGGATTAAACAACACCAATATTTGTTCCAATAACTGTAGTTTTTGATCTGTGTTACTTGTCCAGATGTCAGTATTCATTATCATTTTATATGGAACAGGCGCATGTCGTTCAATAGTATATTTGTTACCACTCTCATTCACATATTGTCCTGTAGACTGATCTAATTTCTTTTCAAATACTTGAACTTTATCAACATGATCCTGATAAGTTCTTCTATCAGCCGCCATTTCTAATCCAGTAACACTACAAGCAATAAACGGAACACTGTTTACAACGTTCTCTGAATTCTCACGGGTTATATGTGCTGCCATGCGATTAATATCACCATAACGAACTGGTACTTGTTGATAAATCGGTAACTTATTATCATCCAAACCCATTTGTACACTGAATCCACTAAACAGCCTAATAAACTGTTGAATGTATCTGCGAATCTGTTTGTCGTAAAAATACTGTTGTGTCATTATTCAAAATCACTCTTGGGTTTAATAACTTGGCTAAGTGGTTGGCGCTCTGGAAATTCTTGATTATCAACAACTGTTGTAGCGTCGTTGTTGATAAACGAACTAGCATTATATGTTCTATCACTCCAAGTTTGTTCAGTGATGTTATCATACAAGCGGTGCCATCTACTACCACGGAATACAAATAAACGATTTGGCTTAAAGTCTGTTCTTACAAAATAATCACCATCGTTAGGATCAGTAGGAAACTGATCACCTTGTTGTAGTGTTTCACCGTGTTCATATTCATTATCAGTTGGCTCTTGACCGAACAAATGTTCTGTTAATGGCAAACCAACTGGATCGGCAATCTCTGCCGCTTTAACAATAGCATTACTAATGTTAAGTTCTGTTTTATAGTTACTCAAATCATTCTTGAGACTGTTTGGATCGTCCGCTGTACCAAGGATATCACTGTATTCTTGTGTATCTGTAAGTGGTGCTACTTTAACACGCCAGATATGAGGATACCAAGTTTGGCTAAATCCTTCACTACCGCGGCTAGCATCTTGTACAACATAAAATTTATTTACAGCATCTTTCTCATGGCTTAGTAATAAGTCATCTCTTAGATGTGGTAATTCTAGTACGTCTCCAGGCATTAATCGTCTGCCCAGTTTCTCTACACAGTCGTTCATATGGAAGGTAATAAACAGTGTGTCGTTAGTTAAGAATAAACCAAACTGGCTTAAATCAAAGTCGTTATCGCTTACATTGTATACGCCACGTAGCTCATATATATCAGGATCGTATTTGCGATCTCTGTTTTCCATGAATAGCAAATCTTGTACTTTTGTTTCGTTAATCCAACCTTCTGGATTAATGTCAACACCTGTTTCCAGGTCTACTTCTAATCCACTTCCATAATTGGGTTCAGTAGGGTCTTCAGTGCTTAACTGTTGTTTAGGCCCTAGATACTTATGTACATGTACCGCGGTCCCGCCAATAAGAAATTGCTCACGAATATTTTTATCCATGAAGTTATAATCATTTCCTTTGTACGGTTTGTAAAGACTTAGTCTTGGCATACTTTCATTCCCTTATACTGTATTTATTTAATTGTTGCTGTACCAAAAATTAAGTTCGTCCAAAACCATGTCTTTTAGTTGCTCAAAATCAATGATTCTATCTTGTTGATTCCTGGATTCACACCATTTATTATATGTTTCAAAGCATTCTCGGTAGTTGTTAATCATGCTTGCCTTTTCCATCATGGTGTTTAGTTTAATTGGTATAGGATTAACAAGAGTTCTATCCTGTTTCATATCCCACATCTTTTTAGATACTGTATTGTACTGATCTAAATGTTGCTTTAAAAATTCCTGATGATTTACTGATAAATCTGTTCTTTCAGCTCGTATCATTAAATCAGATGTTTTGGAACCAGTAACTTTTTTTTGGTTTTGTGCTACCTGCGCTGGTGCTTCTAGCAACTTAATTTCATTACTGTTGCCTAATAGTTTAACTGACTCTTTGCTAATTCCGCTTGTATCACTAAACAAGTAATGACACGAATTCCAAAGTTTAAAATCCATTCCCATACTTTGTTCAAATGTATGGGCTTGTTCATTGTTAGGATAAATGTTTAACTTCTTTACAAACTCGTCTAAGTTTTGGCTATCACGCTCATAGTAATAGTTGATATTGATATTAAAATGGTCTGAAATCCATTTTTCGTATTCAAGATAGGTATCCAAGTATTGTGTTAGCATTTCTTGATCAACATCAATACCTTTTTCCATTACCTTATTAAACGCTATGCCTTTTTCAGCATGTGTAAACACATTTAACTTTTTACTTTCAGTTTGAATTATCCAACTCAGTCCGTACTCAAATAAGTTCTTTCTTTTGGCTGCTATTAGATAGAAATTGTTGTTAATGTAGTCATAAAATTTTAACTGATTTTCTAGGCCATCATTTCTGTTGTGTAAATGATACAATGCCAGTCTGCTAGTTTTATAGTGATCTGTCCTATCTAGTATGTCAATAATTTCATCTAGACTTTGGTGATATCCCCATAAACGATTACCTTGTGAATCCTTGGTGGGAGGTTTGCCCACCATTTCACGCTGATGCTTTTCGCTATAGTACAATTCTAATCCGTTTGTGAGTTCGTGTAAATTTACCACAGGCTTGTCATAATTATGTGATTGCATAATTATACTAATATAACGTTGTAATAAAGTTGATCCAACTCTGTCAGGAGTAAGCACTAGAACATTCATTTTTTATTATACCAAAAATCTAGTTCGTTGTACACACTTTCATCTAATTGATCTGGTGTTATGATTCTGTGTTCTTGATCTTCATCTACACACCATTTGAGAAATGCCTCATACAGTTCTTTAAAGTTTCTCACCATACTTGCTTTTTCCATCATGGTGTTTAGTTTAATTGGTATTGGGCTAACCATTAGTCTGCGGTTTTTAAAATCGGACATCTTTAAACAGATTTCATGATACTGCCCAAGATTTTCTGCTAAAAACTCCTGGTGAGGTAGTGACAAATCTGTTCGTTGTATTCTTTCACTTACATCTGTCAGATGTCCTAGCACACGATGTCTTTCCATGTCGTCATTTTGCTCTACTTGCTTTGGTGGTTCCAGTAAAATTTTATTTTTTTCTGA